TCGAAGATGTCTCGCCGGTGGGGCTCGCCCTGATGCTGTCGGGTATCAACCCTACTGAGGTCGCTCTGGCGCAGGAGGAGTCCCGCGAGATCGCCAACCTGTCCACGACGTTACAGAAACGCAGGTCCTTCATCCTGAACCAGTACGCGGATGCGGTGGCAGCTGACGACTACAAGGCAAAAGAAGAGGCGTTGGAGAAGATCAACGCCTGGGGAGAGTCGCAGCCGCGGTTGAGAATCACCGGGAGAGAATTGATCGGCGCCGTGCGTCGGGGTCGGGATAAGGCGGTTAATAAGCTATCGAAGCGGGAGGAGATCATTAAGGAGGAGCTGGGTCGGTGAGTCCCTTCTGCATCTGTTCCATGCAATAGTTCCACGTATCCACCCAATAGTCGATCATCTCCTGCTCGATCGGAGCCCCTTGGCCTTTCGCCAGATCGGTGATCGCGTCGGTCACCGCCTTCACCTTCCGTGCATTCCGTGTATGGGGTGGCAGGGTCTTCTCCAGGAGCATCAGCATCATCATGCCGAGGCTCACCCCGCAGGTGATCAGTTCTTTATCGTCGAATTCAGAAATTAGTGGTGCCACACCCTACCCCCTTATAGCGTCAATGAGCATTGCCAAGAACATCATGCCTATCCACCCCAGAGGGCAGATCAGAATCACTACGATCGCTTCAATTAGGTCTTTCATGACTTCGCCTCCAACAGCTCCTCGACCTTCCTCCGCACCATCCCGAGAATCGTTCCTGTCACCGCAGGCGATTCATGTACCGGGATGTTGAGCATGTTTGCGAGAACCATTGCCCTTTTGAAAGCGAACTCCAGGTCTTTCTCTGCCTCGGCAAGGGTGGCGTGGAGGTCGCGGATAAGGGCATTGGCCCCAACTGTCACAAGTCCATCAGAAGGATGGTCCGCAAACCACTCCCTCGCCCTCTCCCGCAGGTCGCTATTTTCGTTCATGGCTTACATTCCTCCCCGATCACAACGGTTTCTGTCCCGCACTTCTTGCAAGTGACGAGTTTGGTAGAATATTTGTAGCCTTTGGGTTGCTCTCCCAATATCCCTATGGGTGCATCTTTTAACGCTTGGCCAAGATAGGTGTCGGCTTTGGCAAGGTACAAAGTCCCGTCCGCGCCACTTAAAAGAACACCACCGTTTTCCCCTCTACTCACCACAGACACAGGCCGCCGTAGTGCGTTCAATGCTTCTGTGTGGGATTGGGCGCATCCAGTAATCGCCCACAGCATCATCACCGCTACCAGTAGCTTCTTCATGGTGCCTCCTTTAGTAACAAAATTAACGCGCCAAAGTTCAGGAAGTAAGCCGATAGGAGCGCCAACCTGAACCACACATCTCGCCACGTTGGGTCAGTAACTCGATTCCACTTGAGATACGCCAGTCCTGAAATGCAAGCCAACATCCCCATGATTGGTATTGTTACAGTCATCCTTCCTCCCTCATCCTCGTTATGGCCGCGCAGATGGCGGCCCCCCCTTTCCCCCGCTACGGGAAATCCCGTAGCGCCTCTACCCCACCGCCGTCTTCCCGGTTTCGATCTGCTTCACGATCCCCACGACCGTCCGCCCGAGGGACGGGCAGGTGAGGTCGATTTCCCAGCAAGGCTGCTGCGTCCCGCCGATGTAGGTCTTCGCCCCGAGGACCGCCCGCTTGTCCGTGGTGACCAGCGCCCCGATGTCCTCCAGGTTGCGCCGCAGTTCCGAGTAGGAGACGAACTTCTTATGTGCCCAGGTCTTGATCTCGGCGCGACTGATGAAGAGGCGGTGGGTGTCGGTGTTGATGCGGTAGATCAGTCTGCCTCTTGGTTCGCGGATGATGCTGCACAGCTTCTCGCTGTTGTTGCTGGTCACTAGGGCGTTGACGCTGTGCTCGTCGAGGAATTGACCGAGGGTGTCGGTCTCGCTTACGACCAGTTCCTGCTTGTCGCTACGCAGCCCGCTGATGGTGTCCACCAGCCAGTCGATAATGGGGGTAACGCTGAAGTTGATGATGCCGAGCCGGGAGGCGATCAGCCCCCCATAGATGGCGCAGGAGGCAACCGCCGACCAGAAGCGTTCATCGGGCCGCGCCCCGGCGCGTTCGTCCAGCATCCTCCCCACTGCGTCCAGCTTCGCTAGATGATGCTCCTGGTGCTCCGTCAAATATCGGGCATAGACCGGACCCGCTACGCCGAAGTTCTCCCGGAAGGTGCGCAGGGTTTGTGTGGCGGTATCCCTGCCGAAGGTGTCAACAGCGCGGACGCCAATCTCCATGATGCGGTTGATCTCGGCAGAAGCGTCTGATTTATAGGAAGAGAGTTTGTCAATGAGGGAGTGATTTGACGAGCAGACAGCGATGGTGTTCCAGGAGTTGATGCCCTCTTTTTCTACAGCGTTGCGGTTGAGCCGTGCCTTGTCGCGCCCCTGTGTTACCCGGTAGACCAGATCGGAGAGATCCTGTGCCTCGATGTTGCTTATCTCGTCGATGTAGACCGGCAGTGACCCGTAGACCCCGAGCCGGGAGACGAGAGCGTTGCGCGTGTCATCCTTGAGCATGATAAGCCGTTGCGGGTCGCCGTACACCGACATGATCCATTCGCCGAGGAGCGTCTTGCCGATACCACTCTTTCCCACCAGAGCCACCATGGCACCTGCATACCCCGTGAATTTAAGTAGTGGAGCCCCAAAAGCGCCAGCAAGAAACGCGAACGCCAGCGGTTCCATGCCGGGTAATCCGAGATTCGATGTCCCACGTCGCCACTCCTCCAGGCTGCCCTGTGTTGTGAAGGCTCTCGCTACCGGCGGCAGGCTGCGGGCAAAACCCGCCAGCTCCGGCTCACATCCCGGGCGGTACACCGACTCCCCCAGGACAAAGACGTTCTCCACTCCATCATGCCGCCACCCCATCTGGGAGTAGAGGGTGGACAGCCGGCGCCGGGAGCGCAGCGCGGCCATGCAGTCGTCAATATAGGCACACATTATGTTCCTCGATTCTCCCCCCGACACCTGCACATGGTTGTCACCGAGGGTCATCAGCAGTTGTTTCTTGTCATGGATCAGGGAGGCCCGCAGGGCGAACTCCTTGTACTCCCCCGTCACCGGCAGGCGATGGCGGATGGTGACCGTCTCATACCCGAGGCTGTGGTCATAGGCGATCTTCTCGGTGTAGAGGTCGCAGGGATAAAATTTTATTAGTACACCTTCATCGTTGACAAACAATCCGTCGGTGGTACGCTTATAACGGTGAGGGAGAAGCTCCGCCTCCTCCTTGGGCACCGCTATGGCCTCGGGGTCTGGTTTGCCCAAAACAATAGGGGACTTGATCTTGTCGGCATACTTGCACCCGACGCAGCCCTGCGGGTTGTCGCCGCCGAATTTGACGCAGGTGGTGGGGCCGACGCCCGACTCTTCATGGTGCAGGATCTTCGCCCGGGTGGCCGACTCGCTGTAGTCCGGATGCCCTGAGGACCAGTCGAGGATAATCTCCTCGTCCTTCCCTTCGAGCGTGAACCGAGCCAGGCCAATGAAGCCATACCATACCGGCTCAGGGACATCCCCGTTTCTGTCCCGCACTTCCCGGATCTGGGCGCAGCGGTCGGCGATCTGGAGGAGTGAATACTCCGGACCCTCGATGCCGCTGGTGAACTCGTCGTTAATGCCCTTGCCGGCGCTGCGCGGCGGGGTCAGCCCTCGCATCGGTGCTTTCTGCTTCGCCGCCGCCAGAGAGAGCAGGTCGATGAAGCGTTGCAGGGGCAGCTCGTCGGCCTCATAGAGCAGCTTCACGTCCTTGACGACGTTCTTCCGGTTATGGCTGCCGACGGGGCGCAGTACCGAGGCGGTGTCCGCCGTGCGTACCGGGTCGATCTTGAAATTCAGTGAGGTGGCGACGTGCTTCAGCGCCCGGGCGACAACCCCCCACTTATCGGGGGCGACATCCTCGGTGAGGTGCCAGTACGCATAGAGACCGTTCCCGGAGTTGACGATGGACGGCATGGGGAGATCAGCGGCGCGGACGAACTCCTGGAGAGCGACAGCCCCGTCCTTCTGGGTGAGGTAGGGCTTCTCGGGTCCACAGTCGATGTCGAAGAAGAAGCTGCGCAGGTGTTGAACATTCACCTGCTTGCGGTTTTCGTTGGTGAGAAAGGAGGCCTGGGCGAAGTACATCGTGTGCCCCTGCCCGTCCATGGCTGTTATGTGGTTACAAAGAGATTCTACATTGTCGAAGAAGCGGTGAATAAACCCACCCGACGGATTCAGCCTTGCTGCGCAGTAGAAGCCTGAGCGGGGCAGAACCTTAGTGACAAACCGCTGCATACTCCCTCCTATTCAGTCATCGCAGTGTAAAGGCAGGGTTCTGACACTAAACCCTGAACCAGTTTCCGTCAAGCACTTTTGTTTAAGTTATTCAAATGCTTTCGGATAATTCCATTGATGACCTTCGGACGGTCGGCTTTCGCCACATCCTGCAACGGCAGATCCTTGGCGGCAACCGCCGCGGAGATCACCGTCATCATCCTCACCGCCCACGCCTTCACCACCTGCTGCGGCGGCACGTTCCCCTTGATCCAGTGGTAAATGGTCGGCCGGGTCACTTTGAAAAGGGGTGCGGCCTCCATGACTGAGAGGCCGGCTGCGGTGAGTAATTGTTTGAGATTCTTAAATTCAGGCATTATAGTAGTGCCTCCCGTTTTTCCCCAGCGTTCAAACCCGCTCATGAGGTTCTCGCGTCTCTCTTCTTCTGTTTCTTCTCCGCCTTGGAGAGCTTCGGCTTGCCCCCTACCCTGACGAGCTGCCCACCTTCCAGCTTGATGTACTGCGTCTGGGTGAGCCGGGAACCGACGATGTTCTGCTCCTCGGGGTGGGCGACGTAGCTGAAACCGATCTTCGTGCGGCGGACCAGTCTGCCTTTGACTTCCACGAAGTCCTCGGGGTGATTGGCTTTGGTCTTGGCATTCATTTATATCACCTGCGGTTTAGGTAGGGCGAAACCGGCAGCATTTTTATGCCCCCCGCCCCCGAACGCCTTGGCAACCACTGATACATCGAAGTCGCCGATGGAGCGCAGCGAGTAAGACCGCATCCCGTCCCCCCGGTCGCAGTAGCTCATGGAAAAGGGCGCATCGGGGTAGCGTTCGCACATTAGGTTGCCCAATTCGCTGATATTGTCAGTGGCGTTGACGTAAGGAATAAGGAAGTCACCAACCTCGGGGTGTAACTTTATAGGCCATATGTTTACGGGGTGATACCCCACCATCTTCACATCCCGCAACCGTCGTTCCATCTGGCTGTTGGCAAAGGCGACGATCGCCTCCCCTGCAGGGATCGCCTCGTTCAGGTCAAACTGCGCCCAGGTTTCAAAATCTTCCTGTAGTGTGGCGATATAGGCGTTGACCTCTTTGCTGTAAGAGAGTTCGAACTGCCACAGATCCCGGTCAGCCACATAGCGCAGGATCTCCGGCACGGCGAACTGGGGGCAGAAGTGTTCCCAGGCGAGGGTGCAACCTGCCTTCGTAGTGTCAAAGATGATGTTGACCAGCAACGTCTCACTGATGGTTCTCAGCCCCGCCTCTGCCGTTTTGTGGTGGTCGATGATGGTCAGCTTCGCCCCTAACCCCCACAGTTTTAACGTATCATCCATAGGGTAACTGAAGTCCACAATCATGATCTCGGTAGGCCTGAACTGCTCCAGGACCTCCATCGGTGGCGGTTGGTTATATTGAACCGGGGTATACATCATCTCTGGGCGGGGTTCGTCGGGGGGGCAGCAGACATAGAGCCCATACCAAGCCGCGAAGGCGGCACCGAACCCATCTGCATCTGCGTGAAACAGGACTGCGATTCTTCTACTCATCTGTTCATCCTCCATTCGTAAAAAGGCAGGGCCGAAGCCCTGCCCGGGAATCAATATACTCCGTTACAGACCAAGGCCGGCGATAATGTCGTCGTCCGTGGCGCCGAGGCCTACGACTTCCGCAGGTACTTCGCCCCCGCCAAGACCAAGGTCGAGACCGAGATCACCTTGCTGCGCAGCAGCTGCGGCAGCGGCCTCGTCAGCAGCTTTCTTCTCGGCTGCTTTTTTCTCCTTCTCCGCCTTCGCCTTCTCGGCCTTCTCTTTCTTCTCCGCCTCTTCCTTTTCCTTCTTCACCTTCGCCTCGTCGATAGAAGCGACGTTGGACGCAGCGGCGGGTTTGTTCTCCACCAGCTTGACCCCACCACCGATGATCTCTGCCACTTCCGGAGAGTCGATCTTGGGGATAATGGCGTTGACCTGCTGCTCGTTCAGCATCCCACCGAAGCGGAAGGTTGCCTTGGGGAAGGATGCGTCGGCGTCGAAGCCAATGACGGTGATGGCGGTTGGTAGGGGGACGCCGTGGGCAGAGAGCTGATTGCAGTGGGTCTTCCAGGCGCCGAGGGATGCCGGCGGGATGGGGAAGCGGTAGATGCCCTTGTTGGCGAAGATGGCGATCACCTTGGAATCGGCGCAGGCTTTACCCTTGCCCGGTTCGCCCTGGGCGTTGGTGCCGGACCCGAAGACGTTGTTGGCGCAGCCGGCGCAGGACTCGCACTGCTTCAGCTTCGCAGAAGGATCAGGCTTGATGCCGTCCAGCGAGAAACAATCGGGGGCGGTGGGCTCCTGGCCTTCCACATACTTCGCGGCAAACCATTTCTTCTCCAGGTTGGGCTTGCCCTTCAGGACGATGGCGTGCAGCTCCAGGGTGTTGAGGACGGTCTCGATACCGTTCTCCTTGACTACAAACCGGGTGCCTTTGAAGCCGATCGTTGAGGGGAGGCCCCCGCCAATGCCGGAGCCTGCGTCGTCGTTGACGGTAGCGAGTGACGGGTTGGCCGCGAGCAGCGCGGCGAGATACGAGGGACGTTCGATGTTGGCAAGTTCTTGAGACATACTATTTCTCCTTTGTTGGTGTTCCCGGTTGCCCGGGGTATTGTGGTCTGGGTGCAGGGACTCTAACCCTGCGATCCTCTCGGTGGATGCACCGAGCGCGTGTGACCCCTCGCCTCCCCAGAAGGCTAAATCATTTCTTCCTGACGCCGACGGTGGCGATGGCGGTGTAGTTTACCCCGAGAGGCGGCGGGTTGGGCCGGCTCTCTTTGCCTTCCTCTTCCACCAGTTCGCCCATGATCTCCAGGACGGCGGTCTTGTTGACTGCCTTATTCACCAGGTTCAGTTGCATATTGTGAAGCGTTTTGTTTAGAAGCTCCAGTAACCCCATAGCTGTAGATTCATTCATGTCATCTGGCAGGCCTAGGAAAAATGCGTTGGAAATCGGTTTAAGAAGATTCTCTTCGACAAAAGTATCCCACTCCCCAACCGAGACGCTTTCTTTCCGCGTCTTATAGACGGTGCCGAAGTCGGTCTTGACACCCTTGCCGATCTTGTCCAGCATCTTCAGGAGCCACTTCTCGATCTTCACCTGGTCGAGGCCGATGTTCTCCGCTTTCTTCTTGGCCTCCGCTTTGCCATCGCGGCCGTTGATGTAGAGATCGGTGAAGAAGCCGAACGCCTCGAAGAGGTCGGTGCCGAGGAGATACTCCTCGCGCTTCTTCTGGAACTCCTCGATCACTGCTACGCGCTCCTCCGCCTCACGGCTAATGGCTTTGATCTTCTCCCGGTCTTCATGGTACTTGACTTCGATCTGTTTGAATATCTCTGCCGGTGTTGCCATGTCCATCCCTCCTTTCATTGCAGTTGTTGTAAAGACCTTAACATACCCTGCGGATTTATGTCAATACTTTTTTGTAAACTTTTTTATCACCTGCTGTTTCCTTTCATCAACTCTAGTACCACTTGCTGCAACCGGCCTTTCTCCCGCAGTACACTATAGATCCGCCGTTCGGTCGCCGAGGCGCTGATGTGGGCGATGTCGATCTTAACCTTCTGACCCCCACCGTCGATACGGGCGCAGGCCTGCTCATACGTCTCGTTTCTATTACACGGTGCGTACCAGATAATGAGGGAGGCGGCGGTGAGTTCGAGGCCATGGGCCATGGTGCCGGGGTGGGCGACGATGATATGAGGCGATTTCGCGTTCTGGAAGTCATAGAAGATTTTGTTCCGGGCGTGGGAGCTGACCCCACCATCGACAACCGCAACCGACCACTTCTTACTCAGTTCTCTGGCGAGGGCGTCGAGGACACCAGTGAAGGGGACGAACACCAGGACTTTCTCCTCGTTCT